GTTAGTTTTTGCTTTATTGGTGGTGTTATAGATCTTTTGGGTGGTCCTGCATTTGGGTATAGCTTACTAACGAGTGACGCTGGCAATTGGTTTTGTTCTCCTCTAAAATCTGCACAAAATCCATTTTTCCTACCTATCACTGTTTCGCATGTACAGAAACATTTCTGAATAATGACATCACCGACAACATGAAACCATATATGATTGGAATTATGAGAACGTCCTATGTTTTCACAGTATTTAGATGACGATGATACGAGAAAGTGATTTTTGTGAGTAAATACTTTAGTGATTCTAGCATCTTCCTGACCTTCAAGGTTCTTTCGAATAAAAGTTTCGAGGTGGGCTATAGCTTCTGAATTGTCAAACTCATCTTTCATCTGAGTCTGTGTGAACGAACCCTCTTCCCTCTTCTTACCATCAAGTGGTCGTACAGCCTTGACATTTGTATCTTCTGTACGAATGATCGACATTTTAAAAGTATCAATAGATGGTTCATTTTCTTGGGAAACTGTATTCATTAGACAAAGAACGGGACCATAAACATACTTGAATACCGGTACATATGGAAGCTCTGTAACCTTACCGTTATCATCACACCCTGAACATCCCTGACCACCACATGCAAGGTGCTTCCCTTTTTTGTATGACCATGGAATTCTAAACCCACTTCCCTTGGTCCGCTTTTTTGAATCACCGTATACTGAACAGTCAATAATCTGGTTCCAACTTTTATTTTTGAAAATGGACTTCAAAGTTGCTATAACATGTTCACGGATATTCAATGCATTCTCTTGATCTACGACAAATCCTGGCCAGTTCATATGAACACCGGTCTTAATAAGATTGTCATCAACTTCTTTTGGTTTAGAAACACATATAAGACAATCTTTACCTCCTAGAGTCTTTACCTTGTCACATATGATTCTACAAAGCTTCTGCACAAATGGAATATCCAACGCCTTTTCATCTTTGTAGTCAATATCCAAAAAGAAATTATAGGTTGGAGTCTTCTGTTCCACCAAATAAAGTTTTTCCTTGTTCTTCACGGCTTCTACGTAACGTTCACAGAATTCGTCAAGTTTGTCGAATGGTATCGAAAGCACTCCACCATCCATGAGAACGTGTGAAGTAGCTTTCGCATTTTTAAAATTGTTCTTAGAGCACCAGCTCTTGAACATACTTATTTATATTTGGAGTCATTCTTTTAATCGTCTTGATAGCTATCATATAGAATGGATCGCATACAAGAAATGTCTGCATGCTCTTTAATATCGGTACTAAGGTTCTTTTTAATAACAAGAAGTTCGTAGACTGTCTTAGTTCTGACACTCTCTATATATTGTTCCGCCCTGCGATCACTATATGCTTTGTTATCAATAAGAAGATCTTTGATCTGCTTTAAAATGTAAGTCTTCGACTTCATTCCTATTTTATACTAAATGTTTTTCTATTTAACGAAGTTACACACGAATAGAACTGTTGGTTCTGAATGACATTTCGTATGATCAGATCCCATCTTTTACGACCATTGAATTCTTCTAAAGTATCAAAGCTCATAAAATCATTCTCGTCGTATGTCTTCTTTATCGGTTCTTTATTAATCTTTTTTAAATTAGTCTTCATCTTTTCATCATTAAACTTCTTTATCATATTGAATTGATCGGTACGTTTATAGTTGACGAAAAAGACGTAAACATTATATACTAATTCTACTGTGGGACTTTCCTTATGTATAAAGTTAAACTCTGTATATTCTCCCCTCTTCAATGAAACGACACCTCGTGTCTCCTCCTCTAGCTCTCTGAGAGCACATCTTAAAGGATTGTAAATTTCTCTACGCCTGCACCCCCCTGTGACAAAAATCCAATCCTTAAATCTACGATCCCTCACGGTCAGAAACCGTGGGCGATCGCCTTCAAACGTTACTGGAATAGCTATCGCTTTGTATTTCTTCATTGCTCATTTAGCAAGTTATAATATACGAATATGTTTATTCCTCCTTTTTCTCCTCAGTAACAGGAATCTTAGTAACAGTCTGAGGTTTCGCTTCATCTTCAACCGGTTCAATGGTGAGACCCTTCATCAGATTAACCGAGAAGGTCTTCACAGCGTGAACATCCTCCTTGGTCTTTCGCATATCGTTAAACATGTAAGCAACGACAGCAATGCAAACAATAACACCCGCGATAAGCATGGTTTCGCGATCAAAAGATAACATCTTATGTGTAATAGACGTTGATTTCTTTTAAGCTGAAATTATTGCACCCATTTTAGTATTTCCCTTCTGAGTACATGCATTATCTCCTCCAATGAATTGAAGACGCTGATATCTCTCAGCTTCACACTGCTCCTGCTTGGGCTGGACTTCGACGATTTTCTCGAGTGTCCTGGATTTGGGGTTGTACGTCAAGACGAAAACTGCTCCTAGTAAAAAGACAATCAACCAGAAGTTCATTTTACTAGTAGTAAAGATTATGTTATAGTGAAGGGTAAATTTAGTTACTGTATAATAAACCTCCCATTCCGTTTTCCACCCTTAATATGTTGAAATTTACGGCATAAATTGTGTCCTTGAAGTTGCTTGTCTCACTGACAATGCGGGCAGAATCAAGGCGGCTGAAGTTAAGGCTGCCAGTTGGCTGAAGCCTGGAAGTGTCAAGGCAGAAAGGGAACGCGTAAAGCTGGGGATCAGTCTTGGAGTTGGGGGCGTGGTAGTAAGAAGCGGCGGTGGTGTAGTGAGGATCAATGAACTTGTAGTCAGTGACATCAGTACCGTTAATCTGAAGCTTCACACGGTTAGTAGCGGTGTTAACACTGTCCGTGGCAACGTTGCTCGCAGCCAAGAACTTGATGGGGTGGTTGAAGTTCAACTCCTGAGTGCGACCCATGGAAGGGAGAGCCTTCTGAACCTGTGTAATAAGGATACCCCTGGGCTCACTGGCGATAAGCTGACGCTCATCAGTGTCCAGGTAAATGAAGTTAGCGTGGCACTCAACACGGCGAGTAGCACTGTTCACAGCGGCGTTATCCGCCCACCGAATACGAAGCTCCACATCATGATATTGTAAACCAACGAGGGGGAGGGCAGATTGCCAGTTCTCACAGAAACTGAAGCGTAAAGGGAAGAACTTGGAGGCAGTGGAGCCATCGTAGAGTTCACCAACGGGGGACTTGGAAATACCAGTGGCGAAAAGGTTAGGAGCAATCTTGTTAGCGAAGAAAGTATCCTGATCATCAATAACTTGACCACCCACGAGAAGCTCAACCTTGTCGATCATGGTCGACCAATCAAGGGCCTCGCAAGCATTGGAAGAGTTGTTGATAGAAGTGAAGTAGGTGTATCCAAGAAGATCACCCTTACGCTCAAAGCGGATTGTAGACATACCACCCCGGGACAAAGCACCCTGGATAACCTGACGCTCGACAGTTTGGGAAAAATTGGTGTGACGACGGTAAGTGGACCTAAAAAAGCTAACCTCGGGATCACCAACGAGGTGGGCATCCTGGGCCCCCACGGCAACAAGTTGGGCAATTCCACCAGACATTTTGTTTATATTATAGTGAGAGTTTATTTTTCTTACAAAGTGGGTTGCACTTTGGAGGAAATATTTATTGAGGAAAAATTGAGACTTAGCCACAGTGATAGGTACACCCAACGAATGCTGCTATGTGGACTGCGTTTGCTTCATCTGTTTGAGTGCCATCGGTTGTGAGAAAACGCCTCTCGTATGGTGCCTCCGTCGCACCCGTCTTGTCTTCAAATTGAAGCTGACCATTATCATCGAGGACATTCTCACCCCTTTGAATTTGATAATACGTGGTGATTTCATCTTCTACATTTGAATATCGATCGTATTCCACAAGTTGGTTCCAGGCATCCTCTGTAATTATTCGGGTACCAGTCTCTTCACGTTTAATAGTTTGAACGGTGACGTTGGACCCCGTAAAGTCACAATCCATGGTGATCTTGGCTACTGAATAGTTCGCGAGGAACTCACTGTCCTGCTTCTGACCGTAGCCTGCAACATTGGAGGTCGTGATGTAGTCGCCCGACTCCAGGGGTCCATTGGTATCTACCACCCAAATGGCACCTTCACCTACAGAGTTCACTATGGCACGGTTGTCACCGACAATCTTTATGGATTCGGAAACGAGTCCTCCAGTTATTTCTGTTCTATATGCTGCATTTGATTCTTCCATTTTAGAAACAACCCCGAAACATGCTTTATCTTGAGACACATTTGAAAGGGAGACGATGGGAAGGGATTCGTCTATTGTGATCGCACTTTTACCGGTAGCCAATCCATTCAATTTTACAAACTTGTTCTTCTTGGCTGAAACGATGAGACCCTTTTCCATAGACTCATCTGGGAAACATATATGTTGCCCGGTGAACGTTTGTACAGTGGATGACTCAGCATAGATTTTGTCTCGCACATCCAGAGCAGACCGCGGTGCCTGACCATTGCCCAAATTGATACCCACTAGGGTGTTTTGGAAATTCGTGACGTGGTATGAATCGCCTCTACCCATATCGTAGAGGGTCTTGACGTCTCCGACCGTGAGGGCCACGCTCCATATTTGGGGTTTGGAAACACACCCGTTGAAACCGGTACCGAAACTACCTGGTGCTCCATTAAAATCAGAACCAATCGATATATTGTCTATGCTACCGAGTGCTTGTGTCCGATCACTACCATGCCGTGTCAGTTGGGTAATCTCAACACCATCTACAAATATTCCCTGGTAGGCTGTCGTTGCCGCGATAGTTCCAGTTCCTCGCTTTACTACGACTACATGGTGCCATTGGTTCCTATTTATTACCACATTCGTTGTAGCGACATGGGTTGAACCTATATCATGACCAAGTTTATTACCGTCACGTAGAAATAGACCCGCTAATTGGTTACTAGTCCAACCACTCCCAAAGAAAAAAACAGCTGGATTTATTCCACTCGTCGGGGTACCCGTGTGTTTAATCCAGCATGAAATAGTGTAAATAGCATCACCTGTGGGTAAATTAGTATCAGTTGGAGTACCATTACGATCAACATAAACTGTATCACTTGTCCCATCAAATTTAAACGCCTTATCGGCTGTGGAGTAGTAGGCATGACCATACAACACCGCATCATTCCCCATCCCACTCGTGTCCCTAACCTTAGTCAAATCTGTAGGGTTCGTGGACGTGTCAAATTCCACTACCAAATTATGACGCTTAGGCACGGTGTGTCGTGTATCCGTCACGGATGGACCTATGGAAGGTACCGTGAGGTTCTTCGTGAGGGTCAGTTGGCCATCGTGGAGGACGGATTGTTTTATCACTTGTTCACGGTATCCGAAGAGACGCCATTCGGCTATATTCAGATTAGTACTACTCGTTATTTTACTCGTCACTATAGCATACTTTTTATGATATGAAGTTGAATTGATACTTTTATTTTTAATTCGCTCAATTGTACCTGTCTCAGGAGCAGGCCATACTTCTGTGACATAACTCGCTAACTCTACCCACTCGGTAGTATCTTCATCGTAACCTACCACAACAAAATCGTTTGGTGCATTAGCTGCCCAGTCATCCACTATACTTAAACTGAACTTCGCGAGTTTGATTTTATACGGAAGTTCGAGTAGAAGCCACTCACCTCTAAAAGAACCTAATTTCGATGTCCCTGTCGTCGGGTAAACACCAGTACCACTTGTGTACGTTTGAGCTGAATTATATGTCTGTTGATTCATGGATAGAGTGGAGTTGAAGCTTCTATCGAAAGCCATGTAAGGTTGGTAGAGAGATGGGTCATAATAACTACTCGCACTCGCACAAAACACCCCATGCCCCTCGAAGTAGTTTTTGTAGGCAGTCATAGCCCTAGGAGGAAACTCTTGGAGTCCATACGTCGTCGGATCAGGTTCATCCGCGACACTCAAGTATCCTTGGGGTGCATCCGTCCCTATCCCTAACTTTCCTTGTTGAAGAACCATCTGCGGTTTAGCACGGCCGAACTCCTCTTTTTGGGCGTTCCAAATTTCGTTCACTTGGTCCTCCCCAATAAACTTATCGTAGACCCTAAAGTTGGCGACCTTATCGATGTTCCCACCACCGATCTGGATGGGGATGGAGGAGGCCTCTTCTGTGCCGAAGAATTCTATGTTTCCTATATTAATTTTATCACCATTACCACCCCCACCAGCACCGACTTGTGTTGTGATTAAACGTAAATACTTATATGATGTGGTGTTTGTAAACGTAAATGTTTTATAAGTTGCCGCTGTATACGCAGACGCTCCCGAAAATGTATAAATAGTGTTCCAATCTGTTCCATTATCAGAACCTGCTAATACACCAGCCTTGGGTGCTCTATTTTCCTGACCGGTTCGCGGAGAAATGTCAATACGTGTTGGTATTATGGTATGAGGAAATTGCAATTGTATCCATGCACCATGAACAGGTGACCCCGAAACATTCGTTGATGGTGCTGTTCCTTGATTCGCTAATGAGTTATCATTTACATCATACTCTGTAGCATCCGCACCATGCCAAAAACCATTAGCAGAATCAGGATCATTTAAAAATGCTTCCCATGGATCTCCTGAACCCGTATTACCACTCGCACTCGCCACATACCCCCTCTGAGCCGGACCAGTCATCGCGATGTGCGGATACTTGAGAACGTTGGTGGGATCAGGAAGGCGGACCAGGTCATTCTCGCGATGGCCGTAGTAAGACAGGTTGCCTATACCTACCCAATCTGGCGACGTCTTAGGTATACCGGTGGGGACCAGAGCTACTCTTTTATACAATTTATTAGAGTTTATACTTATGTTTACAGATCCGGCAGCATAATTAGCTGTGGTAATACCAGAAAATTGTTTCATTTCTTCCCAGGTTATTCCATCGTTACTTCCATAAAATCGACCGGATGCAGGTGATCTATCGGTATTTGCGCTTCTATGTGTAATATTTGCATAACTAATACGTAATCTGTCTGGCATTTCAAGTATGATATATTCGCCATCTACAGTTGCCGCACCACCAGATTCTGTTCCAAGATTTCGAGACACGGCAGCTGTGTATGAACTACCAGTATATGCGGGATCTACAGACATCC